TTTGAATTAGTTACTATGTCTATAGATACATAATCCATTAAATTTCCTCCACAGTATATTTAAAATTCAGAATTCCAAAACTGCTGTGTGCATGACCGCTTCTTGCATTATCTCTATAAACTCTATAATTCTCTGATGAGTGCGGTCTATCCAAATTAGTCTGTCCATCGGTTACATACCAGTAATTGCCTGTCTGAACAAACTCTGTCTTGGCGTAAGCCAAAAGCCTGTGCTTCCAATCATAATACATCCAACCATACCTTCCGCACATTCTCTCATCTTGTCCTTTAAGCATGGTGTAAACTTCTCTTCTTATAAGGTAACTTCCTTGATTCGGCCCTCTTCCTCCCGTAACCTTCCACTCGCTTGATGGCTTTTCCAACTCACTTGAAGCAATCTCAAGCCTTTTGAATCCATAACAACGACCCGCTTTAGGATTGGCCTCAAATGTCTTTAATACTTCCTCATAAAGAGTAGGCGTAGGGATATTGTCATTATCCTCAATCGCAAGGAAATCTCCTCTTGATAGCCACACTCCCAAGTTCACAGCACCGTTGTAATTCCAGGGTATTTTGGGTGGCATAATGTAGGCATAGATAATCTTGGTTTTCTTTTCAAGCGTCTTTAGAATATCTTTAAGTGATTCATCTCCTCCGTCATTTACCACTACAATCTCATCAGGCAAAAGCGTAGAATTCATCACTTCTCTTACATGTGCTTTGGTAATATTAAAATGCTGGTAGTTTGGTAGTATTACGCTTAACATGAATCTAATATCTTCTGTTGGTATTCAAGATAAAATTGTTTGTCAAACTCTCCCAAGTCCATCCAGTTTTTAAGTCGGTTTACCGGATATACGGGTCCGCCAACCTTTCTTAATCTCCAAGCGTATTTCTTCGGAATGTATTTAGCCGCTATCTTTCTTAAAAGGAACTTCCCGTAAGAACCCCTTATCTTGTCTTTTGTCGGAAGATTAAACATAAAGTTATCTATCTTCGGATTATCCTGATATGGCCGTATATTTTTTATTCCAAAGTGTCTGGCAATACCGTTGCTCATATCATCCATGTCTTTCCTGCAAATCTGCATATCTATGTAGCACATACAATCAATAGCGTTCTTTTTCTTTCTGGCCGCCCTGTTAAACAGCCTGGTAACATAAGTTTTATCCTTGTCTATCGCCTCAGCGTAAGCAATCTCAAAAGGTTTTAATACCCTTCCCAACATCGGACCGTATCCTTCAAAAGCTGGTACTTCAAAAAGGTCAATATAAAGATATTTCATCATCAAATTTCTTGCATAACCGCACATGGATTCATCTGGACCGTCTCCTAAAACAACCTCCTTTACTCCAAGTCTTGCCAGTTCCTTATACATACAATACAAAGGAAAGATATTAAAATGGGGTATCGGTCTTCCTATTGCCTTAACGGCTTTTCTCATATAAGCATCAAAGTTTTTAAAATCAGGTTTGACCACAACCCGCTTTAATTTAAGGTGTCTTGCCATATCTTTTGAATATTTACTCTCATCATAGGGTTTGCCCAATGGCAACTTAACCGATATAACAAACTCAGGTTTAATCAAAGCACAAAGTAAACTGCTATCTACGCCACCGGACAGAGCACAAACTTTGCCTTTGTGTTTTTTACATTCTTTTTTAATCAGGTTTTCCAATATTTGTTTTTCCAGCATATTACCACCCTTGCTTAAATCCCATTGTATGAGCAATTCTACGTCTTGCACGGGCAACTGCATTGCGTGAAATACATCTTTGTATTGACTTGCTTTGGTTAAAGATTTCAACTATATCTTTATTGGAAGGCGATCCCTCAACTTCCATATTTTCTTTTACCTTTAAATAAATTTGATATATTTTTATTTCAAACTCGGACAACTCTTGTCTGTTTCCGACCAACCATTTTACATCTCCAGCCGCAATCAACCTTTCAGTTTCATCTTTATCAAAACTGCTTACACAACGATAATCATCGTAGCAAACTATATAAGGCTTATGATGTAAAGGTGTCTTTTCTTTCATATCTTATTAAATTCATCTGGCCTGTAATCACAGTTGGTATTCCAGACTTCTTTTAATAGTTTAGGATTATAACCGGCCTTTTCTACAGCGTGTATGAAAGCTCTCAAATCTTTAGGAAAACATTTACCGCTGAATCCTCTTGCCTTCTCAAATACTGCCGTGTGCATTTTCTCTACTCTTGAATCAGCAATCCAGCCCTCTCGTGTTCTATAGTAATCTACACCCAATGCTTTTAAGCAGTCATACATGACGTTGCAAAAAGTTACTTTCATGGCACCCCATACATTCACCCAATACTTAACCACTTCGGCTTCTTTGGGTTTAAGGAAAGTAAACTTTGTATGCGGTCCCATTCTGCTTACAAAGATATTGGCTACTTTCTCACAATCTTCATTAGAACCACCCATAATCATAAAACCATGACTGATCGGGTTTATGGGGTCTGGGTACATCCAAGGCGGAGTAAAGTAAACTCCCTCTCCAATAAATTCAGGACTGAATACAATATGCTTTCCTGTTTCCTTTATCAGCCTGTCTGTCGTTCCTGGTGTAACTGTTGATTTAATAAGTATCAATGGTGCTTTGGATTCCCTTACCTTTTCCTCAACCAAAGATGTATCACAACTTCCGTCTTCGTTCATTTGAGTAGGTACACAGATAATTTCAAGGTCTACATTCTCAAAGAAGTTTTCCTCTGGGTATCCGTTAGGATCATAAATATCAGTAAGCCAGTCGCCAAACATTTCTCCTATTGCTTTACCTACAAAACCATATCCGCAAATGCCTATTTTATAACTCATGACCATATCACCTCCTTCAGTTTTTTAATTCTCTCTGCATCAAAGTTCTTGCCTAAATAGATAAACTCGCTTAGATTATTCTCGATGAATTCTTCAAGCCCTTTCTGGTATTTGGAGTTCCTGTAAGCTTCAAGAGCAATAGGACTTTGAGCCAAAAGGTCAAGCCAAGTATAGTGAAAGATAGTCATTGCTCCGTTTGCCTTGCCATGCCTTTCCATATTCTTCTTGTCCCAAGGTCTTTCCAAAAGCAAATCATTAAAGGATTTTTTAATATTTTTCTGGACAAACTCTTTCTCTTTCTTGTATTCAACCTCGTTTCTTGCCATTATTTCATCAAGTTCTTCCTTCCTTGTTTTCCTGAGTGCGTTCATGTAAACCCTTTCTCTCCAATCATCACAACCCAAGACATGGGTAACACCAAGAACATTCTCGATATAATCCCTGTGGTTGTAGGAATAACCCCTTCCCGAAGATAGGTGGTATCCGATTGCTTTAGGATTCACCGCAACAGTAGAACCCATCATCCACCACTTCATGTCTATGTAGAACTCTCCGCCACCATAAGTCCTATGCACTTTAGGGTAGCCACCGAACTTAAAGAATTGCTCTCTATCTACCATTACCGAACAATGTCCCTGAGATGGGATGTACCACCAATCATCAGCCAGATAGTAAGGTGCCCAAGTACCCTTCCATTCCTCTCCTAATTTAATCGTGTATGAGAATCCTACTCCACCCACTACGGGGGGATATGCACCCATCCACGCTATTGCACCATGAACAAGCCCACCCGACTCATAAGTAGTACGCATCATCTCTTTAAAGAAGCCAGGTCTGTAAGCCATGTGAGCATCCGAGAAGAACAGGTATTTACCCCGTGCCAGCTTTGCACCCTTATTTCTTGCACTATGATTTCCCGCAATAGGGTCTCTTAAAATCTTCATTCTTGCGTTATAGTAAATTCCCCTTCCTTCTAAATACGAGGTTGTTCCTGCTGTTCCTCTATGGGGATGAATGTCGTCATTACTGCAATTATCTACAACTATAATCTCAAGAGTATCTGGGTCGTGTCCTTCAGCCTCCCACGCATGAAGAATGGAATAGATAGTATGAACTATATTTGGAAATTCATTCCTAGCTGGCAAAATTACACTCAACAATATCATATAATTTATCTGACTCCTGAACACTTAGCCAAAATCGGTGAATGTTCTGTAGTTGCATATTCTCCTATCGGGATTTCTTTTCCTGAAGAATCAAAGAAGGTTATATTCTGGAAGAATTCATTAAGAACATTATGAAATTCACCCGATGTCCACTCTCTTACATGGTATCTGTTTCTGGGCCCGTTATTGCTTATATACTTGTTGTTCCTGTTGGGCGTTGAGATAAAGTATTCTGTGGGGTCAACTGCCGGTGGTTCTCCATTTTTACCTTTCTTCTCAAACCTGATAATTGAATTAAGAAAGCCCTTATAATCGGCAATGTGCTCTATTATCTCTATGGCTACCACTTGGTCAAATTGTGCCATCTGCCTGGTATCCTTCATTATGTCTATAACATCAAAAGTAACCTGAGCCAAGTAATAAATCTGGTTCTTAATCCTCTCAAAGCATTCCTTGGCAAACCTAATGCTATCCTCATTCTTGTCTATTCCCCACACAAAGTCGGCTTCCTGGGATAATACGTTTGAACCTACTCCGCAACCGCAACCTACATCAACAATCTTTGGCTTCCAGATAAACTTAGGGTACTGAACGTGCTGTGTTATCTTATTCAGGTTGTAAGTCTTAATGAAGGTATACATATTTCTGGTGGGATTCCAGAGCATCTTCTTATGCTTTTCAAATAACCTTATATTTGCTTTCCACTGTTCTTTGTCTTCAGCTTCAGGCCGTTCTATATAGGTTTCTTCAGTGATGCCGTTTTTTGCTGTAGGTGGTGTGGGAGGAACAACTGGCTGTTCTTGGGGGGTTTCTACCTTTTGATTTGTTAATAGGTCATAGCAATCCCAACAAAGCGGATTTATAAAGTCATCAGGTATCTTTTTACTGCATCTCTCACAAACTTTATTTAATTCGTAGGTTGCCATATTATATTGTTGAAACTTCAAGTATTGCCGGCTCAAGTTGCTTTTTGAAAATTGTATCAACATTAAACTCTCTTCTTATTCTGGTTTGTGCCTTAATCGCTTTATTCTGGTTATATTCGGAAACTATTAAAGTAGCTATATCCTCGTAATATTTTTCCTCGCCATCTGGGAATATTCTTCCGCCTTCCGTTAGTGAACCGAAGGCAAAGTAAAGAGCATCCTCTTTTCCGAAGTCTTTAAACGCAGCAAAACTCTGATTAAGAACAAGAATATTCTTACCCGCCATGGCTTCCAGTAAAACCAATGGACAGTTCTCGCTTATTGACGGGAACAAAAACAGATTGCTTAAAAGGAACAAATCCCTGACAACCTGATGCGGTACTCCCTGCTCATGGGTAGGGGGGTGGTGGAAGGAGGTGAATATTAACTCCCTATGTTCCATCCCCCTCTCATAAGCATATTGATACATAGATTCAATGGCTTGTTTCTCTTTCCCCGCGTTGGCATGGGCATTGGGTACTACCAAAGCAACACTTGACCCTCTCCTTTTAAGGCAGCTCATAATCCTTATTGCCTTGGCTATCTGTTTGCCGTTGTCTCCCATTCTGGTTGTTGATAAAGGATATACTGCCAAAAACTCCGGACTCATCAAATCATTCTCATCTATTATCTCTTTGGTTAAAGGATCAAAGTTATATAGTTCCCTGATGTCCATGGGATTGAATATTGTGCGTACATCTTTCGGAAGGACATGGTACATCTCAGCAGCTCTGATGCTATCCGTATAATTCATGTAGATAAGCCGTGAGTTCTTAGGAAGCGTGTATAGGTTATCCCATACAGAATCATCCAACTTCGCATAAGACGGCCCTGAGTGCATCCAGTGAAGCCACCTTACCTTTCCCAGAGTGGTATCTATTGCCTTCCTCATGGCGATATTGTAAGGAAGATAGCTATTTATAAAGATAATATCGTGGGTAAGGCAAACATCAATATCGGTCATATTATCCTCCATCGCCTTTTGTGCCTTAGCCACATCCGCATCAAGGTTGGTAATATCTCTTTGCCCGTAAGGTTCAAGAATGAGTTGCGGTATAACCTTTCTGATCTCTACTCCTTTAGGTACTTTCTCGTCATCTTTAAAGGTATCCAGAACCAAAAGAATTGGCTTATATCCGTATTTAACCAAAGCAATCAACTGCTGGTTTACCACACCACATAGAGAGAACGCACTATCAAAATTACTGAACGTTGTAAGTATTCCACATTTAATCATATTATTCTTGTACTAAACCTTCTCCGACAACCAAACTTCCAAACCTATCCATTTCGCTATCGTTTCTTACAGGATGAATTACCGGAGGTCTTCTATTCCTCAACTCAATAAGTCTTTTCCTGTTATCCAGAACTCCTGGTACCGCAACCTTTATTCCACTCTCGTCAACGACCTCATAATCTCCTAAGACAGAACTTTGTTCAGATTCTTCCGCAGTAAGTTTAAAACCACAATGCGGACAAAAGTTTATCATTTTAATAATTCGGGATGTTTTCCAGCCCAATGTAATGCCATTGCTCTCGGACTCTTAAATGATTTTCCGCATTGTTTACAAACTCCGTCTCCTTTTACAACCGGTATCTCTGTCTTTTCTTCCGTATCTTCTTCAACTTCCAAACCCCTGTTTGTAGCATTGGGATCAGTTTGTGCATATACGGACATTAAATAATCGGCTACATAAGCAGGAACTTTGACCTTCTCTCCGGCCTTGATAGTCCAAGTAAGAGTACGCACTGTGGTAAGCATCTTCTCATCTTTGTCATACAAAATATTCCCCTCTGCGTCTACCTGGGCTTCGGATATTGGGTAATCGGTAATATCCTTATCTGTGGGGTTATATAATATTTTCATTTTCATAAATCTTTCACCTCCTTGTTAACATCTGGGCAATTAGCTGTTATATCTATAATCCAGTCATACCTGTCTTTCCAGAGATAATACTCTGCCGCCTCCTCTTCATCATCCATGTCAAAGATTCTTTTCTGTTTATACCTAAAGAATATCTCTCTTCCTCTGAAAGGGTACTTGACCGATATTCTTTTAAGATTACTTAACACTCTCTTCATGTTTTACCCTGTCTAATATTTCTTTCCTGTTACGGAATAGTTCACTGGGTTCGACTCTCAAAGTTCTTCTGTAATATTGGTTCATGGCATTCCGCAGTCTTTCCTCATCCCTAAAATAAAAGTCCATAATTGGTTCACCGAAAGGAGTCTTTCTGTTGGAGTTGTAAATACCGTCAATAGGAAACCCTACCGTATAAAGAGTTGAAGCCAAATCAAGGTCAGAAGTCTTAACGTATTCTACTTCCATATAATATAATTTAGATTAGAACAAACTTCTACTGCTGTCAAGCAACATAACCGCTTACTGTTGCCGTTACCGTTCCTGCTGCCGATGTTTTAATTTGCAATGGCAAACTCACTGTTACTTTTAATGGAGTTGAGAATGAGAACTTTTCAGGATAATTGGCTGTAGTATATACAGGATACATAACTGCCGTTCCCGCACTATCCTGAAGTAAGAATGTCATTGTAGTACCGCTTGAGAAAAGAATATCTGTTACATAAATACTCTTTCCGGTAGTTGCAGCCTTTATTGTTTGAGCTGTAGTTGCATCAGCGGTAGTAAAGGTTGTGCTGAAAGAATCGCTTGAATCATAGGAAGCAGCCCTCACAGGCAAAGGATTCGTTGCCGAGATTGCTGTAACCGTTTCATCATAAATTATAGTTCTCATGCTGTTGTCGTTGTACTGGTTGATGTTGACGATGATGACGTTGACGTTGACGTGCTGGTCGATGTCGATGTAGTAGTCGTTGATGACGTGCTGGTAGATGTCGTTGTCGTTGACGTTGTGCTAGACGTTGTTGTCGAAGTCGTAGTCGTGCTGGTGGTGGTACTGGTGGATGTCGAGGTCGTGGTCGTTGTAGATGTTGATGTCGAGGTCGTTGTGGTCGTGCTGGTTGTGCTGGTAGCAAAAGCATCAGCCAATCTTCTCCAAGTTGCTGTTCTTCCACTTGTTGCACTATTCATATAAAGCCTGTTGTCTGTGGTAAGGTAAACCAATTCTCCACCCACCCAGTTAATCGGATGGACATTGATTACATCCTCACCAAAGTAAGCCTCTGGTGTTTGAGGAAGTGCAGCCAAAACCTTTGCTGCTCCCCCTTTTGCCCTTAAATTGTCATATGTTGTTTCGCTTGCCATATTTATGCTGTTGTTGTACTAGACGTGCTCGTACTGGTTGATGACGTGCTGGTTGAACTCGTTGTCGAGGTAGATGTGCTGGATGTAGACGTGCTGGATGTCGTAGATGTGCTGGTAGATGACGTACTGGTTGATGTTGACGTGGTTACAAATAGGTCAGTTGTTTTGTACCAAGTTCCCGCACCTGAACCGGATGTAGCCGTCTGGATGTATAACTTATAATCGGCACTATTATAATAAATCTCTCCTCCAGCCCACTCTCTATCTCCCACATCCTGACCAGCTTTAAACCCATAAAAATCCATGGGTGTTGATGGTGAAGCTGCCAGCACCTTTGCTCTTGCTGTGGTTACATTGATTGTATCGAGATTCGTTAAACCCATATATTTATACTGCTACCAAAACATCCTGATACCTATACCAGGATGCGGTTGTTCCGCTTGTTGCTGTCTGAATAAATAACTTTTTTATATTTGATAGGTATGCCATTTCTCCGCCTCTCCATGTAATAGAGTCAACATCCCCTATTCCTGTTCCATAATACTGCTGAGGGGTGGTCGGTAAGGTTGTACCCTGATAAATTCTTGTTTGTCCTGTGTTTACTGCGTTTAGTTTAGTTACGCCCATGTTTTTATTTTAACATTAAAAAAGGGAGCTTTATATGGGATTTCGGGAGAACCCGTATCCCAAGCTCCCATACTTACAAACTAACTTTTTTAATTAAGAACTGTATGTTGTCGCATCGCCCTTGCTACCCCAAATGGCCCTCCAATCCGACCAACCATAACTGAATCGGACTCGGACTTTATAGAGTGCCGCATCGGCATCAAAGGAAAAGTCATTCTTGAATTCTGGTCGTACTCTCCAGAACCATTGCAAAAGGTGATTGCTGGAATCAAGCAAGAACCAATAGGTTGAGGTTGTGATATATCTCCAAGGAATTACCTTGAATACTCCATCGTAGACATTGATGTCATTGTTGGCTGTACCTGGCCTCATTGAGGACTCGGTTACAATCTGAGCACTCTTTCTGAGGTCAATCGGGATTAAGAGTGTGTCAGCCTTAAAGTTGACTATCTCGCCTTTGTCATTAAGTGCTTTCTCTAACGCTAATCTTCCGGTTTCAAGATTGGTTTCAGAGAAAACTATTCCTGCCGCTGAGGCATTAGACTGTGCT